ACTTTCAGTACTCACTACTGTTCTGGCGGCGAGGATGGTCTGAATTCCATTATACAGACCCAACCCGAAGGAAAGCGCTTTCAGACCGATGGCGGCGAGTCCGATGTACTTCCCGTACTCTTGCAAAAACTCAGCAGCGCTCTCGATATACCCAATATAATCTATCATAAGTTCAGAGTTTTCAGCGAACATTGCATTTATCTTTTCTTGAACAGTCATTAGATCTTGTGCGCGTTGCTTTTGCTCAATAAGGGCGGCAGCTGACTCATTTGAGGAGCCAGACATCATATCCATATTGCCTGACATCATAAGAGCCAAGTCACCGACATCCGATAAACCTAGAGAGTTTGTATAAAACTGCTTTTGGTAATAAGACATATCATCAAATGACAACCCAGTGCTTGTAATAGCATCTCTGATCATCCCAAATCGTTCTGCTGGATCTGTTGCCATCATTAGATCCATTGCGTTAACAAAGTTTCCACCCAGTGCTGCGTTAAGTTGTCCAGCCTGTTCTGCGGCTCCTTCAAAGGTATCAAACTTGTTTGTGATTGCTAACACCTTTTCCATTTCCATACCGGTGATCTTGGAGATTCTTGCAAGATCTTTGAATGCTTTGCCGGCTTGGGTACCAAACTTAGAGAACTGTGGACCCATCGATGCAAACTTTGCGGCTAGTTGTGCGGGCGGAACACCAAGAGCTTCTGCTGTTGCAGCTAGTTCTCTCTGGTATCCTTCTGCTTGCATCGATGTCATACCCATCATCTTCGTGGCATTCTGCATTCCACTTGCGAAATCCCCATTGGCGATCCCGTAGGCTCTCTCTAGTGTTGTTGCTGTTTCTGCGATCGCTTCCTGTTGCGTGCCGGCTATCATTGTGAAGTCTGTGAAACCTGTGGCTAGTGCTCCATACGCTTTCGTGACATCTTCTACTGACGCGCCATATTGGTTCATCTCTTTGTATAGAGACTTAATTTGATCTTGAGAAGCCTCCCCTAATGCATACTGCTTTTCGAAAGCCTTTGACTGTTTATCATAGCTCACTAGTAGTTCATGAATAGAGCTTACTTGCTTATCAATGAACGAGGTAGCAGCGGAGTCAGCTAATCTCATTGAGGTCGCCATCACAGACTTCATAGCTGCGCCCATGTCTTCTGTGGCAACTTTTGCCATTAAGACCGCCTGAGTAACCTTTCTTGACAAGCCTGTCGACATATCGAGGCTTTTATTAAACTCCTTCGAAGCGTCAAGCATAGCATTTTGAGCATCTAGTCTTTTCTTAAGCTCTGTAACTTCCCGCGCACCCTCCGCTGCGGCTTCTCCTCCGAGTTGCAGTTTCTTCTCGGCTAGTTCTATTTCCCTCCTTGTTAGCTCTGCTGCAGCCTCTCGCTTGAGTATGTTACTGTCGAGGTTTGTGCCTATTTTACTCAAGCCTGCGATGTATTTCTCTTGAGCCCTAATCGAAGCTTCGATTGCTTCTACACTCTGCGTGTGCAGTTTGACTTCTTTTTCGAGTTCTGCTATCCTCTCTTTATTTGCTTCTGCGTCTTCAGCTTTGAGTTTGGCTATCTCTTTCTGCAATTCCAACACTGAGCGGAGATTATCTTGTTCTGACATATTTGTACTCCTCTCTTTGTGTTTCGCGCTATGCTTTGTTAATTAGTCTGCTTAAGTAATTAGTTAATAACGAAAAAAGGACAAGAAACCAACGCTCTTGTCCTTTTCATTTATTAGCTAACTAATCTTATACTTTTATCAAGAGCGAATGCTCTTATCTCTTCATTCTGTCTGCTAACTCTTTTGGCATTTGTGGTGAGTTAAACGCCGTTAAATCTTGAGAACCACTTCTGCCCTTCGAAGACTTTTCTGCAGCCTCCTGTTCCATCTCAAGTTGCTTAACGAGCCTCTTAACAAACCAAAGCCTCAAACCAATTGGCAAATTGTATGCCTCTGAAAACGACCAACCGCCTGAATATTTTAAAAAGAAGAACTGCTCATAAATGTTCTCCATATACTCAGCGGTCAGGCCAAAAAAAGTCCGCTGATAGCGGCACCTCCATGTCCTGTTCGTGACCGCACTCTCCGCACTCAAAGTTTTGAGTTAGATCGACGTTTGGTGCCACGTGGCGGTAAGATGAGCGCAAGTGGCGAGCATCAAGGGATGGAATGTTCTCAATTAGATAACTGACTGCTTGCATTGAATCGTCTCCGTTAACAGAGACAACCATATTACGAATTTGTGTTGTGATAGCCTGCTCCGGACGCTTTCTCTTACGAGCCGTCTCAAGCTGGTTAACCATATTCTTTTCATCTACACCGGTTAAGAGCCTAAACGTGGTCTGCACCCTAGTCTTCGGCAAAGTTGTTGTAAATGTGCCGTCGTCATTATCGATGATACCTAATGCTTCAGCAGTATCTCCGCCATATACGTCAGCGTCACTCAAATCAAAGTTATATTCTTGAACCGCTCCACAGGATGGGCAGCCAACCTTAGTCTTGTATTCATTTCCATAGCCGGAAATACGAGCAGCAATAATAATTGCGTTACGATCTCCTACGAGCATTGAATCAGGATTTATTCTCTTATTGACAATAAGGCTCTGAATAACACGCTCAATAGCAACGCCGCTCTTTAGAAGAGTTCTAGACGTTAGCATATCCTCTTCTTTTGCAGTCATCTGCTTAATCTCAATTGTGGTCTGCCCATGTAGTGGGTGGGTTTCTGGATAGAACCTACCTCCCGATGGCATCTCCACAAACTCTGTTGGAACAACAAACGAGAAACCTGGGGTTTCTTGATGAGCTTGTGGAGGGGCAGAGTTATCTTGTGGGGTCGGGTTCCCCATTCGATCTCTATTCCGTGACAATATACACCTCTTCTTCTATTTTATTTATTATATCACAAGTCTATTAGACTTTAAAGAACTCTTGACCGCCACCAACTGTTGCAGCTGATGGACCGGCTGTCTCGACGCGAGCCCAGTCATACCGAAGACTAACAGAGATCTCTGTCAAATCATCGTTGCCGTACTCTAGGTTGTCACCATACTTGACTTCTGTAACAAAAGAGTTCCATAGTGTCCAAGTTTCAAGTGGGTTACCATCTGAATCAAGCTGAGTAATGATAACTGTACCAAGAGCCGCTGCAGACTTCGCCTTAGAGATACTTGTCATTGTCTCGGCGTCTGTAGGGGGAGTATACCCGGAGCCCTGAATGATTGCTGATAAGGTAGCAGTCAGATCTGGATCAACTGGGTCGACCATAGTCACAGTAATTGGTTCCCAAGTAACATTACCTGGGTAGTAAAAAGTGTGGTTTAGGTACTTATGCTCAGCTGCGTTAATTGCAAATGATGGCTTTCCACAAGACTTGGCGTACCAAAGCTTAGCTCCACCTTGAGCAGCTTGAATTCCTTGGAATTCAACAGAGAATCTAAAGTTTCTCTTTGGATCGTTGAGAGAAGCGTTCTCTCCGAAATTTTCAGACCAGAATGGCATGTTGGGTTACTCCTGTTAATCTATTTTTAAGTAGTGATTCGGGGGGAAATTCCCCCGACATTTTATCAATCATCAAACGAGGCACCGGTTGAGGCAACCACGAAGTCAATCGCGATGTACTCAATGGCACGTGCTGGTTTGACCATAATCTTCGCATACATGATGTTCTGATCAATAAGGTCTGGGGTTGTTGTTGTCTCGTCGAGAATCAAGCGGTAATCAGTGATACCGAACTGAACCTTAACATTTGCTAGGAACGGCTCAACTAGTGATCTAAAGCGGTTCCAAGTAGACTGCACGTTCTGCTCGAATAGAACCTGAGTAGAGAGAATGGAAATCTGCTTCTTAAGGTAGATTACCAATCGTCTTACATTGATTCTATCAAGAGCCGACTGGTTCTCCTGAAGAGTCTTCTGTCCAAACGCTACAATGCCGGTAGAAGGGAAAGAGGCGATTGGGTTAATGCTAGCCTCGTACAACTTGTCTCTCTCCTTGGATGTTAGTCTCTCAGTTACGTTCGTAACTGGGATTCCTGCTGCACCATCAGAAAGACCGCCGCGATTGAAGCCGGCTGGAGCATACCAAAGGTGGGTGGAAGCCTGAGAACTAGCTAAGACTCCCAACATTGCGACAGAAGGCGGAATCCAGAGAAGGCGTCCGCTAGCGTCGTCACGAGTCTGAACCCATGGGTAGAAGGTCGCTCCATAAGAGGAGTCAATTCTTCTGCCCTTAAGCGCTTGGGCTACGGAATCTACACCGGAGCCGCGACGAGCCGCTCTAGATGCGTTGTATGCCTCGTGAGCAGGGGTGTAAACATCCGAAAGGTCGATAATCGACATTGCGTCTGCGCGATCCTCACACACATTCACCAAGTGAGTCGTAAGGGTATCATTAGTCAACCCAGGGACAGTCATTAGGTTCATATCCAAGGACTCAGGGTCAGCAACTGTATCGATTGATCTCTTGAGAGTGTAGTACGGAGAACTAGTTGTCTCAGAAGCGCTGGTCAGTCCTGCGTTGTAGAAAGGATCTGGCTTGATAAGATC